GTAAAACTGCAGGTAAAGAGATCGGCAAATCGATCGAAGATGTTCAAAAAGAAGCGACAGATGTAGCGGTAAAGAAAGCGTTAGAACGAAAACGGCAGCAAAGAGAAGCAGAGTTTCTTAAAGAGCGAGCAATATTTAAAGCGCTTGATGAATACAGAAGAAGGAAGCGAATCAGTGATGAAGAATATCGTGCTAAGGTCGAGTTTGTTAAGAAGTATGGCACTAAAGAGTGGGATCAAGTTCTACGTATTAAAACTGAAATTGAAAAGCTGGAGAAACAAGATGCAGAACACTTTAAAAAAGATTTGGCAGAAGTTCGTAGAGTTATGTACATGTGCTACGCGCTCGCTGCAGTCATCGCTTACTACGTTACTTGGGGCAATAAAGGGTAAATTGAAATGAATATGCAAGACATCATGAAAGCAGTCATACCGATCTTGGTAGCCTGTATTGCGTGGCTACTCGGTCAGGTGTCGTCATTTCAAGAGCGTCTTACTAAGATTGAAGGCAAAATGCCAGCTTTAATTACTAATGAGGGCGTGCCTACCGACAGCCCAATATCCGCAGAAAAGCGCCATAGCCTAAAAGCCGAGCTACACAAAGATATTCAAGACCTCCATGTGCGGGTCAAACTCCTTGAGGAAAGGGCTAAAAAATAATGCTTACGCTTGTATCCACCGCGTTATCTTTCCTCATGGGTGGATTGCCTAAACTGCTTGATTTCTTTCAAGACAAAGGTGATAAGAAACATGAACTCGCCATGGCTGCTATGCAGATGGAGCGGGAACTAAAGATGTTAGAAGCTGGTTATATCGCTCAAGCTCGCGTTGAAGAGATCCGTACCGAGCAAGTAGCAATGGAAACTCAAGCCCAAGAACGTCAGGCTATGTATGCTCACGATATTGAGATTGGTAAAGGTGCTAGTCAGTGGGTAATCAATCTACGCGCCTCAGTGCGCCCAATGGTCACCTATCTATTCGTTTTCCTGTTGATAGTAGTCGATATCGCTTCTATCTGGTGGGCATGGTCATCAGGCGCTGCATTCGCTGAGTCCGTCACTATGATTTTTGACGACCAAGAGATGCAGATTCTAGCTTCGATCATTGCATTCTGGTTCGGAACTCAAGCGTTTAAGAAATGAAAGTAAGCGACAAGGCTATCAAAATGATCAAACATCACGAAGGTGTAAGACAGAAACCCTACCGATGCCCAGCCAAGCTCTGGACAATCGGAGTAGGTCACGTTCTTTACCCTCGTCAAGGCGCGTTAAAGATAGACGAGCGTGACGCTTACCCGCTTGAATATAAAGATGACCGTACATTCTCAATGGAGGAAGTAGATGACATTCTTCGAGATGACCTTAACCGCTTTGAACGAGGTGTTGAACGCTATTGTCCCGTTAAGCTCACTCAAGGTCAGTTCGATGCTCTTGTTAGTTTTAGCTTTAATGTTGGCTTGGGAACATTACAGCGAAGCACCCTCCGTCAGAAGGTTCTTCGTGGGGATTTTGTTGAAGCTTCGGAAGAGTTTTTGAAATATACTTTAGCTGGTGGCAAAGTGTTAAAAGGGTTGGTTAATCGTCGTAATGATGAAAAGGCATTGTTTATATCATGACTGTATCTTTTGTTCTAACTTATGATTCGTTAACTAGCACTGTGCTTCAGTATTTAGAGCGTAGCGATCAAGCAACTATTGATCAAATCCCTACGTTCATTACGCTTTGTGAGTTTGAGATAGCTCAACAGATCAAAACTCTGGGTCAGCTTCAGGTCGTTGAAAGCACGATGCTAACGGGTAATCCAGTCATTCCTAAGCCTGCTCGTTGGCGTAAGACCGTATCCTTTAACGTTGTAGTGAATGGTCAAAGAACCCCTGTTCTATTAAGAAAATATGAGTATATCAAAGCGTATACTCCTGATGCGAATACTGAAGGTATTCCTCTTTACTATGGTGATTATGACTACGAACATTGGATCGTTGGTCCAACTCCTGATGATGATTATAGTTTTGAAGTTTTATTTTATGAGCGTATTTCCCCACTCTCGTCAGAGAATCAAACAAACTGGCTCACTCAATATGCGCCTAACGCTATGTTATTCGGCACTCTATTACAAGCGATGCCGTTTTTGAAAAATGATCAAAGACAAATTTTTCAGCAAAAGTATGACCAAGCAATGGCAGCATTAAAAACCGAAGATATCACTCGCGTGGGTGATCGTCAAACTATTGCTATTGAAAGTTAATTATGACATCTTATGTAAACCCATTCACAGGGCAAACAATTCAACCTAGCCAAGTCGGCTATGAACAGCTTACAATCAGCGCGGATACAACATTAGAATGGCCAGTAAACGGAAATACTGACTCTGTTGTTGCTAACATTATTGAGGTTACTGCATCAGTTGCAAGTCTTAAACTTTATATGCCTGCAGCCACTCAGGTGTCAACAGGTCAAAGCGCGTTAATCAGAAACATTGGCGCAAACTCATTTACAGTTGTTAAAAGCGATGGTAGCACAATCGTTTCAATCGCCTCAGGTATTGCCCAATATGTTTACGTTACTAATAATACAACCATTCCAGGAACTTGGTCAACAGTAACTTTCGGTGCTGGAACTTCATCTGCCAATGCTGCTACTTTAGCTGGTTATGGTTTAAAAGCGATCAGTACGACTCTAAATCAAGCGTACGATTTAACAGTCTATACTTCAAATGCAACTTTGAGTTCAGCTAACAGAGCTTCTTTCGCAGTTTGGGAAGGCGGGGTAGGGTCAATAGCTCTCCCTAGCGCTTCAAGCGTTGGCAACAACTGGTTCGCGATGATAAGAAATAACGGGACAGGTATTTTAACTATCACCTGTGATGGTTCTGACACTATTGACAATAATGTTTCTCAACAGCTTCAATTAAATGAGTCTTTCGTTGTAGTTTCAAATGGAATCGATGGATATAATTCATTTGGATATGGTCAGTCAGCCAGCTTTTTCTATACAATCTTATCAAAAGTTCTAACTGGTCTAGGTTCAACAGTCACTTTGACAACCGCTGAAGCAGCGAATATTATTCAAGAATATAGCGGGGTTTTAAGCTCAAACGTAAATGTGATTTTCCCTTCTACAGTTCAATTGTATACTGTTACTAATTTAACTACGGGTGCGTATTCACTTACTTTTAGAACTGCAGCGGTTGGTGGCGCTACAGTTACGATACCTCAAGCTCAAACTTTGATTTTAATTTGTGACGGAACAAACGTATACAATGCTAATTCAGCTACTGTATCTTCTTTAGCTGCTTTGACTTTGAACGCTGGAACAGCAGCAGCACCATCTTTGAATTACACAGGAGACACAACAACAGGTTTTTATAGACCTTCAAGTGGTCAACTAGGTTTCTCATTGACAGGTGTTTCAAAAATGACTCTTGAAGCTGATGGTCTTCATGTTGTTGATGGTATCAAAGGGGGAACTTTCGTTTGACCGCTAAAGTTATATCCCTTCAAATCAAACCTGGAATTCAGCGGGACGGAACACAGTTTGACGCACCATGTTTTACTGATGGTCGTTGGGTTCGTTTTCAACGCGGTCGTCCTCGTAAGATGGGTGGCTACAGAGGGATATTTTTGAACGCTACAGAGATATCCCGCGGGATGATCATGAATTCTGAAAATGGTCAAAATTACCTATACTCAGGTTCTCAGTCTTATCTTCAAATGTGGCAGACTGATAACAATAACGGAATCGGGACAGGTCCAATCAATATCGGTTTCAGTGGAGAAATATTAACACTTGGCACTCTAGTAGCTGGCTCAGGTTACGTTAACGGCACATATACAGCAATCCCATTACTAGGCGGTTCAGGGATCAGCGCCACTGCTACCGTAGTAGTTTCTGGCAATGTTGTCACAACTGTCACTCTAGTCAGCGGTGGATTCAATTACGTCGTTGGAAATGTTTTGACAGCGAGCACTGCGAGTCTAGGTGGAAGCGGTTCAGGTTTTACAATTAACGTAGCTACAATAGTTAACGGCTTCACTGCAAACGCGAATAACCTTTGGCAATTTGACATCGGTTATGACGCTGGTAATGGTGGGATATCTTCGTTAGTAGCTCATCCAGGACTGAACCTTACCAATATTGACAATACAACTAATACTCCTGTCTTCTCTGGGACGTTTCCTGGAAGCGGTCTCGTAGCTTTGACTGACTCACAGGGAAGCTCGCCTACAGGTGATCCGATTGAAGTTTCAGGTGGTTGCGTACTGCTTCACCCGTATTTATTTGTATATGGTAACGACGGATTAATTAAAAATTGTTCAGCTGGTAATTTCTTTGATTGGAACTCTGCAGACGCTAACGAGACTAATGTTTCTACTGGAAAAATAGTCAAAGGGTTGCCAGTACGAGGTGGTACAACCTCACCATCAGGCTTATTCTGGTCATTGGATTCATTAGTTCGTGTTAGTTATAGTCCTTCAACTGTAGGTGCTTCTACTATATTTTGGCGTTATGACATCATCAGTCAACAGACTTCTATTATGTCATCAAGCTGTGTTATAGAATATGATGGTATTTATTTTTGGTGCGGTGTTGATCGTTTCTTGATGTACAACGGAGTAGTTCAAGAGATCCCTAATCAAATGAACATGAATTATTTCTTTGACAATCTTAATTACAATCAAAGACAAAAAGTTTGGGTAAGCAAAGTTCCTCGTTGGGGTGAAATCTGGTGGTTTTACCCGAAAGGTGATTCTACCGAATGTAACGATGCAATCGTATTCAATATTCGTGAGCAAGTTTGGTATGACGCTGGAACAGCTCTGGGGGTTCGCAGGTCAGCAGGGGTATTCTCAGAAGTTTTCCGTAAACCTGTTTGGGCTGGAACTGAGGAGAATACTGTAGGCACATATACTCTCTGGCAACACGAAACAGGGGTTAATGAGATCTATTTGAACAACGAAAACGCTATAGAAAGCTATTTTGAAACAAACAATATCGGCTGGGTAACAGGTGGTCCAGGAGCTGAAGACCCTGTTGGTCCTAACCGCTGGATTCGCCTCGAGCGTGTTGAACCTGACTTCAGGCAAGAGGAAGAGATGAAGCTCTACGTCACAGGTAAAGGTTATGCGAACGATGTTAATGATACTAGTGACCCCTATATTTTTACTCCCGATACACTTAAAATTGACATGCGTGAGCAAAGACGCGAAATGAGGCTTAAATTTGAGAGTAATATCGTGAACGGAAATTACGAAACAGGTCAAATATTGCTTTCCGCTGACTTTGGTGATGAGCGTAGCACAGGAAATCCATAATGGTTACATACGATCCGCGCTATATGAATTGGAATGAGTGGTGTGCTCTGATGGCAGATCTATTTGCTGCTCAGCAGTTAGGTACAGCTCCTGAAAACAAATGGCGTGATTGGGCTTCTGGTATGGCTGGAATAGGTTATTTTATGGATTCAGGAGTACCTGACCATAGGGGTTTCAAAACGTGGCAAGAATGGGCAACTCAATTAGTCGGCATAATGTCAATTAGGGCATAAATATGAAAGCATCCGAAGTAATCTACAACGATAAATTTAGCCAAGAAGACGGACCAGATAAAG